ATTCCATTTTCTCTTTGTAGTAATCTTCCCCCTGTGTCTACACGTCACGGATGATACACTATAAATTCGTTGCACCACATTTTACACGATTACGTCACACTGTTTTATATTTGCACCGCTATACACCAGTGTAACTATGGTAAAAAAAATAACTTCATTATTTTTAATACTTTCATGCTAAAAATGGAGCAGTCATCAGCCGCTCCATCGATAATCTAAGAGTTTATTATTCCTGCCACTCCGCAGGGTCTTCGCCACATATACTACAGGCAGGAGCACCCCTCAGCCGCTCCATCGATAATCTAAGAGTTTATTATTCCTGCCACTCCGCAGGGTCTTCGCCCCATATACTACAGGCAAAATCCACATCACCTTCCATGTCCTCTTCCTTAAGAATACCATTTTTGATATGAATCCTTCCGCAATCCGATGGGATAAACTCGCATGCATATCCGCCTTCAAAAACAAGGTTCGGGAATAATTTTGATACTTCTTTCAAACCGATAAGCGGGCAAGACCATGGGGAGATAAATATAAGTTCTAAGTCACCATCATCCAGTTCTATAACCGCACTATCGCGTGCGTCCCATTTTGTTCCCCAATGCTCCATGCTCCAGTCGTACCAGTTTGGGATGGGATTTTCCGGCATAGGGATAAACCGGTTAAAAGAGAATACTTTTTCTCCTTTATCGTCTATTGGACATTTTTGCAGGAAAATGGCGATATCGTCCTTGTCGCCCTTAATTTTAATCCGGTTTAATACATTGTTAGCCATGTTGCTCCTTTTTTACTTTACACACCATTAATCACTCCGATGCGAAATAAAATCAAGTAGTTTTTTCGTGGAATTGATTATTGTTATATAATCCCATATGTTTGATTATTTTGTCAGATTATGTTATTATAGTACCCAGAATAGTAATTTTGCACATTTATATTCTTGGGAAGGCTGGTGCCATGAATGATGAGTAATAGTGAATTGGATAGATTAAAATCAGAAGAGAATGTTGCTTTTAATAGAAAACAGGAAGCCTACAAACGGTATCAAGAAGCTAAGAAACGAACAGATGCGGCATATCAGGAGCAACAGGCGTCATGGAATAAAGTAACTATTGCGAGAAATGAAATGAACCGGGCTTACGATGAGCGCCAATACACTCGCAGAAATAATGATAACGTTTGGAGTGAGTATAAACGCATCCGGGATAACAACAATTCTCAGATAACTTACCTAAAAGTGCAAGCCGATTCTCTTTACAGTAATATGAAAAATGCCTTTGATCGAGCATCGGATGCCTACAATTATGGAAATAAAGCCGATGCTAAAATATATTCTAATGAAGGAAAAGATTATCAATCCCAGCTTAAAAGCGTCAATGCTCAGATTGGTCGTTTAGGTCAAGAAGTAAAGAATGCAAGAACCCATGCTGAAGCATATGGCGGCAAAACAGATTCTTCGAGCTTCACTAGTGCTAAAAATAAATTTGAGGATGCTAAGTCGGCGCATAAGCCGATAGAAGCGAAATTCAAATCCGCGAAGGCCGAACGCGAGCGCCTGCATTCTGAGTTTAAGGCACTGAACGAAGAGTATAAGCGAAAGGCGTCTGCTTTTCGCTCTGCATTAGAGAACAGAAAAAACGAGCAAAGGACAAGACAGAGAAATGACGAAACTTTAATGGAAAAAGCCGATATCCCATACGCTTATCGAAAAGAGTGCAAAGTAGTTAAGGAAGCAGATGGGACAATAAATTTCTATTTTGGCGGCTTGATGGAGAAAGACGGTTTGTGGCACGGTCATATTTCCATGGATTCATCAGGAAAAATCACTTACAAGCGCATGCCAATGGAGGAGCATGGAAAACAAAACTTTACTGGCGAAAAAGATGGCTGGACGGATCTGTATGGCGGCACGATCGGAGACCAACCCGTATTAGTAAAATTTGGTATGGGGAAAAATGAGGGGCATACTCTAATCGCGGACAATGTTGGCCAAACAAAAAAATTTTTTGATAAGAAATACAAAGATGGACATAGGAATCATAACCATTATGGGCCCAAACGTGAAGGCCCTGGTTATGTCGAGGAAGACAGAGGGCAATATACTGGACCAGGGCACTGACTACCGCCCTAAGTATTCAATTATAATCTTTAATACTTGCGAGCAAATGTCGTTTAACTGTATTACTTAAGACGCTAGAATTATCAATAACTTTTTTCAGCTCTGTCGTAGAAACAGTTTTTGCATCTGGCATTTTGGTAGTAATAGTCGCGTAAACTATATAGATATAGCTTTGGTCTTCATCATCCTTGAATTTGTCAATAATTTTAGTTTCAAGAACCCGTATATTATCATATTGTGCAAGGATTTCCGATATGTCCATATTTGGGTTAGGCAGCTCGATATCTAACAAGCGATCTTCATAGATATCATTATCATAAAAAACATAATACTGGCCATTTTGACTCCCATTAGCATTCTCAGTGATTGCATACAGCCAACCCTCTTGGAGACCTTGTTCTTGCGACATATCCTGATTATAAATAATTCATTGACATTGTCAACAACAGTAACTTGTATAGTAAATTTATTAGATGCAAAAGCCCACAGATTCATCTGCGGGCTTCATATTTGTTAAGTTACTTGCAGCTATTCTGCATTATTATAAGGTACTTTTTTCTGTGGTATCGGCATCTGCACAGTGACTTTTGTTTCGTCACGGAACAGGAACACCAGCCTCTTGTCGGCGTATACTGTCACGGATTCAACCATAGAATTCCAAAGACCAAGGTCAAATTCTTCTATGGTATCCACACATTTGCGCAGCTCCTCAAGGCAGCGGCTAATTTGCTCTTTTTTGCCAGATTGTGCTAAAATCTCTTCCTTTAACTGTGTGATTTGTTCCTCGGCTCTTTTGCATTCCGCATCCTGCTCCGAGAATCGGCGATTATATTCCGCCTGATTCTGGATTTGACGAGTATTCTCTTCCATGTAGCGTCGGAGTGCGCTCATTAACTCTGCGTGCCGATTTTGCGCTTCATCCAGTTGTTTTTCTAAGTCGCTGACATTCGCCAGTATTGGCAGCATTTTTTCTAACCGGACAATGTGTTGTTCTTTATCACTTAGCATTTGGCTAAACGCTTTCACGAAAGCTGCTTCCAGAATGGACACATCTATGTTAGGGGTGTCACATACTGTTTCCGCCTCGTATTTGCGGTTACATCGCCAGATTTGTTTGCGGTACTTGGAGTTGCTATGCCAGACTTTCCGCCCATAATAACTGCCACATTGCCCGCAGATGATTTTAGCGTTGAATGGGCTGCTTTTGTGCAGCTGTCGCCGGTTCGGACGCCGCCGTTCCATTTCCTGTTGTACCAAGTCGAAGGTGGCCGGGTCTATAATTGCCGGATGAGAATCCTTAATATAGTACTGTGGTACTTCACCGTGGTTCTTTTTGCTTTTCTTAGTTAAGAAATCAGCAGTGTAGGTTTTCTGGAGCAGTGCATCACCTTTATATTTTTCGTTAGTGAGAATGCTTATGATGGTAGAAACAGGCCATTTTTCCTTACCCCTTGGCGTCGGAATCCCCTGCCCGGTAAGGTAATCAGCAATTGTGCGGACAGTTTTGCCATCCAAAAACATCTGATAAATTTTGCGGACAATTCGAGCTTCTTCCTCCACAATTTGGGGCAGCCCATCCTCACCTTTCTCATAGCCCAGGAAGCATTTATAGGCAAGGGAGAATTTGCCTTCTTCCATGCTGCGGCGTTTTCCCCAAGTCACATTCTCAGAGATGGAACGGCTTTCCTCCTGCGCCAGGCTGCTCATAATGGTAATCATCATCTCGCCCTTGGCGTCCAGGGTGTAAATGTTTTCCTTTTCAAAATAAACTTCCACATTCTTCTCTTTCAGCTTACGGACAGTGGTTAACGTATCCACCGTATTACGGGCAAATCGGCTGATAGACTTAGTGAGGATTAAATCAATCCTGCCATCCAGCGCATCGGCGACCATCCGGTTAAAGCCCTCGCGTTTTTTGGTATTTGTACCGGAAATGCCTTCATCCGTATATACGTTTACAAACTCCCATTCCGGGTTACTTTGGATGTGCCTGGTATAAAAATCCACCTGCGCTTCATAGCTGGACAGCTGCTCATCCGAGTCTGTGGATACACGGGCATAAGCCGCCACCCGCCGTTTCTGATGTTCCACGGTTGGCGCAGCCGGATTTAAGCTGTTCCTGCTTTCTATTTTTTGCACATTCCTTACGGGTGTTGCCATTATCTGCCTTCCTCCTTTATCTTTTTCTGCCTTTCCATTTCACGCTCGCGTGCCCTCTGCTTCATTTCTTCCGTCCAGCTTTCCCGCCGGGAACGGTTCTGCCAGTGGATTTCTTCCGTGCGGCCATCCCAAAATTCATAAACTAAAGTATTATTTTTCATTGCTTTTATTTCCTTAATCTGCTGACATAAGTCTTCCCGGTTCCAATCGCTAAATCCCAGCGCTTCTGTGGTTTTAGCTATTAAAATCTCCTCCGGAATCTGTTTGGAGAGGCATGCAGACTTTCCAATTTCGTTAAACAAGGAACACGTCCATACGGGTTTTGCGTATTTTGTATTCCGGTTACTAATCCTTCGGCAAAATTTCCTGCCGCATTGACCGCAACGGATGAAGCCGGTAAACAAATAACCTCCATGGTGCGCCTCAGATTGCGTGGCTCTACTTTTGCGCCGCCGTATCTCTTCCTGCACCTTCGCAAAAGTAACTTTGTCGATAATCGCTTCATGGCAGTCGCTCACATGGTACATTGGACGCTCTCCGTGGTTTCTGGCATTCTTTTTACTGATGTGGTCTAAACGGTAAAACTTCTGTAAAAGCAGGTCGCCCGTATATTTTTCGTTTGCCAGGATGTCGCGAACAGTAGCTCCGCGCCATAAATTTCCGGATTTGGCCGGGATATTCTGACGGTTTAGTTTTTTAGCGATGGCAGCTTTTCCCATGCCGGAAAGGTAATCCGCAAAAATCTGCTGTATGACCCTGGCTTCTTCTGGAACTACCTGCAGGGTATTGTCCAGAAAACGGTAGCCATACATATCGATATATGTGGAATAACCCTGCTCGAACTTCTTTTTAATGCGCCACTTCATGTTCTCCGAGACCGACCGGCTTTCCTCTTGCGCAAATGAAGCCAGGAGTGTCAGCATCAGTTCGCCGTCTGTGCTTAAGGTATGGATATTTTCTTTCTCAAAATAAACGTCAATCCCAAGTGCCTTCAGCCCGCGGGCAGTTTCCAGCAGCGTTACCGTGTTCCGCGCTAAACGTGTAATAGATTTGGCAATTACCATGTCAATTTTCCCAGCCCGGCAGTCTGCCAGCATTTTCTGGAACTCGGGACGGTTATCTTTTGTGCCGGTCATCGCCTCATCCGCATAGATCCCGGCAAGCTCCCAGTCGCCCCTGCTACCGATATAATTATTGTAATAACTAATCTGGGCGGACAGGGAATGGAGCTGTGCGTCTTTGCCGGAGGATACGCGCACGTAAGCCGCTACGCGTTTCCTTTGGACAGGCAGTATCTTTTTTGCATCCAGTTTAATGACTTCTCTCATAGAATACCTCCGTTCGTAGGAATGGGGGAGCAGTGCGCTCCCCCATCAATAATGTGCTATAGTTTCTTCACTCGGTCGACGCCGTACACAACGCCGAGGCCGGAGCCAGAGTCCCAGTCCACAAATATCGTTGCGGTGTCGTCCACGAATTGAACAGTTCCTTTATCTCCGGGTCTTAAATGGCTGTAGGGGTCGTCCATCTGGACAAGCTCCACCCGTGTGCCTTTGGGGTACATTTTCCGTACCAATTCTACCGTTTTCTCGCTTGGGAATCCGTTATTTGCCATAAGGTTCGCCTCCTGCATTCTCCTTTTGTGGTTCAGTTTCCGTAATATCCGTTTCGTCCAGCAGCGTTGTAAGTTCCTGCTCTGTTGGCATTGCTGCTTCGGCTGGATTCGGTGGGATTACGGCATCCGTGTTCTGTTCCGGCTTATGGCCGGATTTCCAGCTGGCATTGCCGCTAAGGTTACGCAGCAGGATTTTCCGGGCAGTTTTATATTCGTCACCGATAAATCCTAGCCGGATTAAGAACAGGCGCATCGTAAACTTCT